GGCGCCGGCCGCATCGCGTCGATGGTCTCCAGTTCTTCGATAAAACCCTGGAACGACGCGGACAAGGCGCGCAGCACCGCTTCGGCTTTCTCCGGCGTCATGTCTCCGGCAGCTTCTCGTCCGGCGGACAGGCGATGAAGCCTTCCAGCCCCGCCAGTCGGCAGATAGACCGCCGGGCGATTTCCATGTCTCGGGCGAGCGCCAGCAGGTCGGCCTTATTGCCGGGCAGCGCCCGCGCCTCGATGGTCAGGACCTGATGCTCCCAATGCTCGATGTTTTCGAGGATGGCTTTCACAATCCGCTGCGCCCGCTCTTCGCGTAAGGGCACTCAAGCACGTTCGAACCAGAGGTTCGATGCGGCCAAGCGCCGTCGCTGAAGGCCCGCGACGACCTGACTTCCGGCATGGACCCAGCGCATAAGCTGTTCCCCGGCCTTGCCATATTCCTTCTGGTTCAGCAACTTCAGCAGCGTCGAATTGGCGATAGCATCCCGCCCGACGTTGAAAATCAGATCGACCAGCGCGTCATGCTGTCCCTGCCGCAACGGCACCTTGACCAGATCGGCAACTGCCGTCTCCGCCGCGACAAGGTCCCGCATCAGCAGTTCCTCGGCCCTCTGATGGGTGATCGTCATGTGCGGCCTAACGTCGTCCCCGGTGTGACCATAGCCGATGGTGCATCGGTTCGCCGGGCATCGGTACGTTGTGAGCACGCAGCCCTCGAAGTGCTTGATATGGGCGATGCCCCGCTCGCTGATCTTCACGCGCCTACCCCCTTCGGCCCCGTGCGTCAGCACGAACGCGACCATGAACGCCCCAAACGCCGCCCAGACGAACAGCGCCAACGCGCCGAGCGCCTGCAGCCATCTCACGGCACCCACGTCCGCCACATCCCATAGGCGATCGCGACAATGAGCGCCAGCAGCGCGAGGCAGGCCAGCATGCCGCGCCAGTCCAGGCCGCGTTTCACGGCCCGAGCAGCCCGCCGCCGGCAGCCCCCGCGAAGCCGGACAGCAAGCCTTGCCGCACGGCTGGGGCAACGCCGGCCATCCGCTGGTTCTTGACATACCCCTGCACCAGCGGCGTGCGATAAAACATCTGCCCCAGCTTCGGGCCAACCAGTCCCGCGCCGATCACGCCGGCAGTCGTGAGCGGATCGATGGATGCCCCGACGCCCGCCGTGCCAAGCGCCGCCACCGGATTGGTCATCATATTTTGCCAGAACAATCTTTCGGGTGTCCCGCTGTTCGGGATCTGAGGGCGCACGAAACTGGTCCCGACCCCGGCGAGATCCTCCATCGGCCCGCCCTGCCTGACATTCAAGGAAAGCTGGGTCGGCTGGAGGTTTCCAGCCGCCGCCCCGGTCGTCGTGTTGTCCATCGCTTTTTCAAGCGTTCGCAGATTGCCCCATTGGCTGTGCGCCTTGCGCCAAGCGCCTTTGAGGTGCGTCGGCATCGCGCGGTCGGCAGCATCGTCCAGCGTCTTCCTCAGTTCCCGCAGCGCCTTGGCGAAATAGGGATCGCTGTTGCGCGCCGAATTCGACATTGAACTGAGGGTCGAGCGGGTGCTCTGGTAGGTCGCGCCCGGCATGCCGCCGGCCTGCATCATCTTTTTGATGTCGTCCACGAAGGTGTCGAAGACAGGTTTCTTCATGCCGTCCAACCGCCGGCTATACTGCGAGACGGTATCCGCCAAGTCCGTGACGAACTTCGCATCCGGGGCCACCGTGACCTGCGAGGCAAGGTTCTCGATCTCGCCGCCGATCCGCGCCCGCGCGCGGGTTAGCGTGGCCGGGGACAGGTCGTCGCCAGTTTCCTCGATATGCCGGAGCGCCGCCCTGTTGAAGGCTGTGCGCTGCTGCTGCATCTCCATTTGCTGCTTCCCGGCGGTCAGCGGATGCGTTTCGAAGAACGCTTCCAGCGACTGCAGCGGCCGGCTCCCGGTCGCCTGTGCCGCCGACAGCGGAATGCCCTCGGCTCGCGCCACGGCCGCCAACCGCTGCGCTTCAGGCGTCAGTTGATTGCGGAATGGCGACACGACGCGGGACGCCACGCCGCCGATCGCCGGCACGGCGGCGCCGAACAGCCCCCCGGTTATCGCCCCGTCCACGGCCGAATTCAGCCGGTTCTGGAAGCCGCCCTCGCCATCCGCGAAGCCGCTGACGCCCCCATACCCCGCGCCGGTCACGCCGGATCTGGCGATGGTCGAGAGGGTGCTGCGCGCCACGGGCGCCGCCACGGTCGCTGGCGCCCATGCGGTCGAAACCGTTGGCTTGCCCATCGTCAGGCCGCCCGCCACCTTGCCCCCGGCGGAAAGATACGGGTGCTCTTCGGCGAACTGCTTATCGCGGCCCCGGATATCCTCCAGTGCCCGCTCGTAGTTCGACGGCGGCGGCCCTTGCCCGGTCGCCTCACGCTTGATCAGATCCGCGATGCCGATCTTGCGCGGCTCCGTTATCCCGAGATTGTCCGTCAGGTACCGCGCGCCCGCGCGCACGCCCGCCGCCATCTCATCCGAGAACGGGATGGCTGACGCTGCGGCATCCGCCACGCCGCCGACGATGTGGTTGACTTCGCCCAGCAGGCTCCGCTCCGGGGCGGCCGGCTTCTCTGCCGGCTTCTCTGCTGGGATCAGCTTCCATTCCGCACCGTCGAGCGCGAAGGTCTCGCCAGTCTGCGCGTTTTTTGCGACTTTGGTCGGTTCCCATCGGCCTTCCTGGCTGAGCGACCACGCTTCGCCCGTCTCGGGCTTGTATGAAATCGGCATGGCTGCCCCTTATTGGATAATGACGGAACCCGGAGGCGGCGGAATGGTCGTGTCCTTCTGCGGCTCGACCCCGAGTTCACGCCGGAAGAAGTCCTGCCATTTCATCCGCCCTTCGTTCAGCTTGATTTCCCCCGGTTTCGCCGTGGGGTCGAAGATCGGGTTGGCTTCCAGGTACCGTTTCCATGCCTGCGGCGCGCCGGCAAGGTGGCCGTAGGTGTCGAAGTACGACCGCTCGAATTCCGCCTTGCCCGAAAGGTTCTGCGCCGCCGCGATATAGCCGTTCGCGATGTTGCGGTTCACCTCCAGCGGCTTATCAACGCCAATCGTCGCTTGCTTGAACTGTGCCGCGTCATAGTCCGACGTGGCGCCGCTTCCCGGCTGCCGCAGGCTCGGCGCGATCCGGGCCGAGATGGAGGCCATTTCCTTGATGTCGTCGTTCCAAAAGCCTTTGAGCGTGCTGCCGACCGGCCCATTGGTGAAGCCGCCGGTTTCCTGCCGTTGGTTGATTTCGATGAACTGCTGTGCCTGCCGCGCCAGTTCGGCCGCCGCCGCCGCCGCTTCGTCGCTGGCGGTCAGGATCTTTTCCGACCGCCGCGCCTCGGCCGCGACGAGGTTGCTTTTCCCGCGCGGAGACAGGTTCGGGTTCTCGAACGGGCTTGCGGGCGGGATCGGCAGACCGAGCGAGATAGCTTGGCTCCGCCGCTGCTCCTCTTGCTGTTGCCGCTGTTCCGGGTTGGGGTTGGGATCGGTCACATCCTGCCCGGTTTCCGACGCGCCCAGACGCGGCCCGGTCTGCCCGGTATTGGGGTCGTAGGAGTAGACGCCCGGTCCCTGCGGCCCATTGCCTAGCGTTACCGTCGTCATGCCCTTCGGTGCCGCCTGCGCTACGCCCCGCACCGGCTTGGGGAACGCATACTCGGCCATCTTCGGGATAACGTTGTCCAGCAACGATGGGTCTTTGTCGATGGCGTCTGCCATGGCGATTTTGGTTGGATCGCCCGACGCCCGAAGCTGCGCCGCCAAGTCACGCGCCGCCTGCGTCTTCGCCGCCGCCGTTGCTTCGCCGCGCTGGTACTTCTGCATGTTGGTCAGGCCGGACAGTTCTTGGAACTGGCTTTCCCGATCCTTAAACCGCGCTTGGTTGCTGGCGAAAAATCCGCTGGTCGCCCCGCCGCCGAGCGCGCCGAGCATTTCGCCGATGCCGACCGGCCGGTCATGAATGCCGGTCAGACCCTGCGCGCCCTGCTGCATCCCGCCGAGCATGTATTCCAACTCTGACGGCATCTTGGGTCGCCCGCCGGGTTGCGATAGGTCTTTGATCATCTCATTGATGCGGCCGGACAGGTCGAGCCGGTCGGTCTGCGTCGTGCCCGGCAGTGCCGCCGGATCGGTGCGCGGCGGCTGGCTCGGTGTCTGTCCGAAGTTCCCGAGCAAACCTAAGCCGTTCTGGAAATTGTTCTCGTCATCGACCTCCAGCAGACTGCCGGGCATGGCCGAACGAGCCGCCCCGAACATTGGTCCCATGCCTGTGGTCTGTCCCGGCCTTGGCCGCATCAATCCCGGTACCACATCGCCCCCCTGACCATTGTTCGCGGAAATCCCCAGCGCGGCATTGACCCGCGGCAGGTACGCCACCGTCTCGGCCGGCACGCTGGCGGTGCCGTTGCGCACCTTCATCGCGCGACCCGGCCCCATGTTGTACGCTTGGGTCGCCTCGTCCCAGTTGCCGAACTGGTCGTACATTTCGCCGAGATACGCCGTGCCGGCCATGATGTTGTTGGTCGGGTTGAACCGATCCGGCCCGAAGCCGTGGCGCTTGGCGAGTTCGGTATAGGTGTCCGGCATGACCTGCATCAAGCCGCTGGCGCCCTTCGGGGAGCGCGCCCACGGCTGAGCGTTGCTCTCGACCTTCATGACCGCGCGGATGCGTTCTTCCGGAACGCCGAAGCGGCGCGATGCCTCGGCGATGATCGGATCGTATGCGCCTATAGCCATCGATTGCCGCTCCCGCGCGTGTCACTCAGAAGGTAATCCAGGATCGCGTTCCGCAGCGGCTGGCGCAGGGGCGAGCGGTTGTTGCCGCCGCCGGGAAGCGGGATGACCTGCCCCGCCGGGTTGATCGTGTAGCCGGGGGGCGGCGTCATCGGCGCGGTTTCAGCGCCGGAGCGGACGCCCGGCGTAGCACTCGCCATGTTCGCCATCGTCATGCCGCTGACGGGGTCGCGGCCGGTGCTGTTCTTGGCGCCCTGCGCTTGATTAGCGTCCAGCGAGGCCGCTCTCGTCTCGGGGGACATGGCCTGATCCATCCAGCCGCCGAGCGTCATCAGCCCCGACAAGGCAGGCGCCGCCGGACCCGCCGCCAAAGTGCTCATGGCTTTCTTGGCGAACCCCGGCCCCAGCCCCGTGGGAGCGCCGTATGTGCCGGGGACCCGGCCCCGTTCCGTGTAGGACGGCGGAGGCCCATGCAGCGCCACATCCCGCAGCCGGCCGAAGGTGTCGGGCGGGGAATACTGGAATGCCCCCGGCAGGTCTTCATATCCCGGCGCGCGGTAGTTGTTCGGCATCGACAGCAGGCTCTCAATGCTCCAGCCGCCGCGCTGGCTGAACTGGTCCTGAAGCTGGGCCAGGCTCATGTTGGCGATGTCAGGCTTGGTGTTCACGTCGCCGCCATAGTACCCGCCGCCGCCCGGACCGCCATAGCCGCCCCCGCCGTAACCGCCACCGCTCGGCCCGCCAGTGCCGCTCGGGCCGTTGTCGGCATTATGCCCGCCGCCGGGGTTGTCGCTGCCGCCCATGCCATCGCCGAATTCGAGCAGGCCGGTCGCCGGGTTCCGCGTCCCCGATCCGCCATGCGCCTTGAGCAACGCCTGCTCGGCCGGGATCAGCTTGGTTACCGCCGTATCGCCGCGCCGCCCCGCTTCCGCCAGCAGGCCGCGCGTGACGACAGGCCCGGCCGCTTCCGGCATGAGGCGTTGCAGCAGCGCCGCTTCGCGCGTGTTGATGTGTGCCGGATCGCCGGCATGCTTGAGCCGCACCGCGTCTGCGGCATCCCGCCGCGTCGTCGGCTTCACGTTCATGCGCCCGGCCATCGCTATTTCCCGAGGAAGGAGCTAAGCAGATCGTTGGCACTCATTGCTCCGGCGTCGTAGATCGAATTCGGCATCTGGCTCGCTCCGCCGCTGCCCGACAGCCAGTTGTAAAGCGCGTTGCCGCCGCTGACGATATCGGAGCCGTTTCGCAGGGCGCCGACGCCCAGCGCGCCCGCCCCCAGCACCCCGGCTGCGATCTGAGCGCCCGTGTTCGAGTAATAGGGGCTGGTCTGGGTCTGGCCGGAGTTGTACCCGTTCAACCCCTGCTGCAGGATGCCCAGTTGCGTCATCGGGTAATTCTGTTGCTGCGCCCACTGGTTATACTGCTGGTCGAGCCCTAGTTGCTGCTGAGCGGTCAGCGCGGTTCCGGCGCCCATCTGCGCCGCCGAATTGTTGAGCGCGTACTTCTGTGCGTCCAGGCCCATGCCGTTCAGCGCGTTGGCCGCCTGGATCTGGGATTGAGCGGCATACTGCCCGGCCTGCTGGTTCGCGATTTGGGCGGCGAGGTCGTTCTTCGCGCCGAACTGCGCTGCTTCGTTGGCCGCAGCGGCCTGATTGCCAGAAACGGTCGTGTGGGCTGCCGCCGTCGCTTCGTTGGCCCTCTGTTGATTGGTCGCGTTGTATTGGGCCATGTTGTTAAAGGCATTGGCTTGGTTCAGCGATGCCGTGTTCTGCGCTTGGCTCGTCGCCTCGTTGGCCCGCTGCTGCAATCCGGCGTTGCTTTGCGCCATGGCATTTAGTGCGCCAGCGTTCCAGAGACCACTTTCCTGACCGTAACCTGCGTTTGCGGCGGCTGCCTGCTGCTGCTTTTCTGCGTTGAAACGAGCCATCTCGTTAGCCATCGCTGCTTGGCTCTGGGAGGCTGCGTTGTGCGCGGCGATTGTGGCGTTCTCGGCATTTTGCTGATTAGTTGTATTGTACTGCGTCATTTGATTATTTGCAGCTTGGTTCGCGGCACTCGCGTTTTGCGAGAACTGGGCATTTTGGGACGCTGCGGCCTGCCCGAGATTGCTGTTCTGGACGTTGGCGGCCTGCTGGTTCCCGGCATTGAATTGGGCCATGTTATTTCCGGCCAACATGTTCTGATACCCGGCCTGCTGAGCATTGCTGGCGTTCAGTTGGGCAACGTTCCAATCCTGCCCTTGGTTGGCTTGCGCCGCCGTCAATGCCCGGTTCTGGTCGTTGGAGATCGCGCCTTGCGCGGTGTTGAACCCGGTGTTGTACAAATTGGCTGTCGTGTTCGCCGCCGTGTCGAGGAAGGCGCGATTATTTTCCGCATTCATGACCGCTTGCCGACCGCCCCCGAAAGCCCCGGCGGCTGCGGCTTTGGCGTTAGATTGACTTTGTATGATGTCGTTCTGGCGGCCCAACTGCCCGAGCGTCGAATTGACTACGCTCCCAATGAACGGGTTCATATAGGAATTTAGATCAGCGCCCGGAAAGCTGCCAGCAGAGACGTTGCCGATCGCGCCCCGGTTGGCCTGAGCGGCTTGCATCTGCTGCGCGGGTCCAGCGGACGCAGCGCTCATCTGTGCCGCCTGCATCTGGGCGGGCGTCATCTGGCTCGCTGGTCCGGCCGAGAACGCGCGCGTGTTGAGCACGTTCTGCAGGTTCGCGGGTCCAGCGCTGGCAGCTTGCATCTGCGCCGGGGTGGTCAGCGCCGCTGGCCCCGCCGATGCTGCCTGCGTCCCAAAAAACCCCGGCAGTGCCGCCTGTCCCGCCGATGCTGCCTGAGTATTCGTGACGGCCTGCATCGCCGGGTTATAGCCCTGCGACGAAACCTGCTGCGGCGAGAACTGGCCGGCTTGCATCGCGAACCCCTGCCCGGCCTGCATCGCCGGGATGCCGACGCCGCCCGCGTTCATCGCGCTGTCGTAGCCGGTCATCTGGCCCGCGTTCCAGCCGGCCAACATATTCCCGGTGTAGGGCTGGTACGGCTGCGCCGCGATCTGCTGGGCGCGTTGCCAATTCGAAAATGCCGCGTCCGCCGCCCACCCCGTTGGGGTGGTCGTTGTGGTCGTCGTCGCCATGGGTGGTTACCTTTTCGAGCCAGTCTCGCGGAGATCCAACCGCAAGGCGCCAAGTCTCCAGAAGGACGGGCTGCTGCTGCTGTCGAGCCGCAACGCGACCTGCCGCGCCTTCATGCGCGTGTCTACTTTTGTGGTTGTCGGCAGGACTGTATAAGGCCCGTGCACAGTTTCGGAACCAGCGGGCCACATCCGCGCCAGCAGCGAGATTTCGACGCCGCCAAGCATGTCTTCCACGTCCGGAACCGCCCGCATGACGCTCAGCAACTGTTCGCCGTCAGCTAGGTCCAGCGGCGCGCTTTCCGCGTAAGCGGTGATCACGCCGCCGTCGCCATTGGTGCCGCTTTCCTGATAGTAGAGATAGCCATCAGCCGAAGCGGATAGCGGATACTGAAGCACGCCGCTATCGATCCACGCCGTCCGATTGAAGGTGCCGACGCTCCATAGCTGCTCGGCGTAATTGTATATTACGTACCTACTGCACTCGGTCCCATCCCGGCTGTCCGGGTAGAACCACCACACTTCCGAATTCGCGCTGTTGATCGAGGCATAGATTTTCTCAGCTTGGGTGTAGTCCAAGTTATCGAGAACGTATCTGCGAACCGGGCAGGGGATGGGCTGCGGAGCGCCGCCCGTAAATTGATAAAACTCGCCATTGTTGCTGAGCCAGAACGCTGAGCCGTCCTTCTCAACCGCCGCGTTCGCCCCGATCAGACCGCATCCTTGGCCCAGCAGTTCGAACCCGTACACGAGCAGAGGGTCCGCCAGATAACTCATGCTGAACAACGCCGCGTCGGTCCAGATCAAGTTTGTCTTTCTGCTTGGAATGCCGCGCACGATCCTGCCACCGTGCGATAAGTTGTAAAACCCAGCTTGATTTGTCGCACTTGGTGTCCAATTCGTATTGTCCTCTTGATCGCACCAAGCAACCTGCATCGGGTCATAGGTTGAACCGCCGTAGACGGTCGCCCCGCACGCAACCACGATCCGCTCGCTGGTCACGAAAATGCTGCCGATCTCGTCCGGGGCGGCTGTGACTTCTGCCGCCGGGGCGGCTGTGACGCCCGCCCATTCGTAGAGCGGCCCGCGCCGGGGCACGGCCAGCATGTATTCGCCCCAATTGCTGAGCGACCACGTCCTCGGCCGGAACTCCGCGGTGCCAGCGCCGCCGTAGACACCGCTGCCATACGTCCCCGTGCCGAAGCCGGTACCGCCGCCGCTGCTCTCGTTGCCCGCCAGCAGGCCAACCGGCGTTATGTCATATAGTCCACCGCCGGAGTAGACATACAGCTTGGTATGGGTGCCAACCCCGATCCGGGGCATCCCGTCGAGCGCGTTCCACGCATGCAGCCCCCGGCACTTGCCGTCAAAGGCCGTGGAGGTCAGTTTCGACCATCCCCCGATGGTCTGGGGTTTGCCGAGCCGAAATCGGATCTTGTCGGTATCGACCCAGCCGCCCTCGGTCGATAACGGACTGTCGTCTTTGCTGACGCCCGGCCGAAAGTCCATTTTCGTCAGCGCCATCACTTATCTTTCTTCAGCTTGATCGAGGCTTCCGCAGCATTGAGCCGGATCGACAATTCCTGCACGGCCCCGACCAAAAGCGGCACGATCTTAGATAAATCCAAACCCTGCATCGTCGCCCCGTCCTTCGTGCCGGTGACCGCTTCCGGCACGATACCGCTGACTTCATGGGCCAAAAACCCGTCGATTTTGGGCGCGTTGGCCGGTTGCGCCTTGAACCTGAAGCGGCTTGGTTTCAGCGCGGCCAGTCGGTCCACGGCCCCGGTCAGCGCCTCGACGCTGGTCTTCAGCCGGTAATCGGATGACGTATTGAAGCTGGTCGTGCTGCCAGTGATTGAGATATTGCCGACCGCCGTGGCGCCCTGATTGAACGCGATCAGAGTGCCGGTGGTGTTCATCGTCCAGTTGCTGAAGGCGTCCTGACTGATGAAGACGCGGCCGGAGTTGCCGTTGAACCCGAGACCGACGCCGAGCAAGGCGCTGTCCGTGGAGTAGCCGGGAGTATCGCTGGTCGTTTGGTTGATCCGGGCGCACCCGCCCGCACTGATCACCTGCCGGACAGCCCCGCCCGCATAAAGATGGAGGCCGCCCGTGGTGTTGCTCGTGGCATCGGTGCCGAGCACGACATCCCCGCTTGCGCCCGATACCTGGAAGATGCCTTGCTTGGTCGTCGTGCCGCCCTCGACCCGCAAGGACCCGGTCCCCGTCCCCGACGCCGGCCCCTTGACGGTCAGCACCTTGTGGTCCGTGTAGCTCGGCGGGGTCGTGTAGCCAACGCCGACATTACCGCTCGCATCGATCGACAGCCGGTCCACGCCGCCCGTGGCGAGCCGCAGGATATCGCTGCCCGGCCCGTACATGCCGGTATTCGGGTCTCCCGAGAAGCTGTGAGACGGCGCGGACACCGACCCCGCTGGTCCCAGGATCACACCCGCCGCCGTGACGGTGCTCGACGCCGTCACCGCCCCTGTCACGCCCAGCGTGCTGCTCAGCGTCGTGGCCCCGGTGACGCCCAGCGTACTGGATAGCGTGGCGGCTCCAGACGCCGCCAGGGTGGTCCCTGAGACCGCGCCGGATGAGGCGACGCTTGCCGCTGTCAATGCCCCCGTAACGCCCAGCGTGCTCCCGAACGTCGCGGCGCCGGTTACGCCGAGCGTGCTGCCGATCGTCCCGGCCCCCGAAACGGTCAGAGCACCCGTGACGCCTAGGCCGCTGCTGCTGGCGGTCGCCCTGGAAGTCCCGCCCGCGACCAATGACACGCTATCGGCCCCGGACGAGAAAACCCCCGTATTGGTATCACCAGCGAACGTGTAGGACGGGGTCCCGACCGCCCCGAGCGGCACCGTCAGAACGCCTGTGCTGAGCGTGACGCCGCTCGTGAAGGTCGGCGCGGCCTTGGGCGCCAGGGTGGCAAGCGACGCGTCCACGCTCGCCTGGAGCGCCGCCACGGCGGTGCTGGCGTCAACCGTCACCGCCACGCTGTCCACGTAAGCTTTGGTGGCAAGGTCGGTCGTCGCGGTCGGCGTCGCTGAATTGGTAATGCGGTACCCGCCCATATTCAGGATGCCGCCGGATGTCCCGAGCCCGTCCAGACGCGGGGTGCCGCTGAATACGCTCGTGCCGTTGCAGTAGACCAGATACGGCCCGGCGGGCAGGCTGACCCCGGCCCCCGCCGCAGTTTTGATGGTGACGGAGTAAGCCCCCATGATCGTGTTGTTGATGACCAGATAGACCTTTTCCGCCGCCGGCACGACGATCGTTGCAGCGGATGCCAGCGTTCCGGAGCACACCAGAACCGCCTTGCGCGCCTGATCCGTCGCGTAGTTCGTGCTGGTCAGGGTGGTCGTGCCGCCGCTCAGCGTCAGCGCTTCGACACCGCCGATCGCCTCGTCGATCCTATCAAAAACATCGTTTAATTTGGGGGCGCCCCAAGTTGCCGAGTTTTCCCCCAGCGCTTGCTTTTCTAGCCTTAGACGTGTAGTGGCGGTTGAGGGCATGGCGGCCTGGTCCCCTAAGAAATAATCGCTGCGTCGGTGCAGCGCAACCAATTGGTGCCGTTGGAGTAGGCCGGGATGGCGCCGCCAACGTCGTCGGTGACCCAAATCCAGGCCCCCGTCCAGCGCGCCGCGTCGGGCAAATCCGCCTTGCCGAACCGCGCCAGCACGACCGGGAACCCCCGCACGCGCGCGCGCAGTTCGCGCGTGATGTCGTCGGCCATCACCTGCGCCCAGACCGGAGCGTCCTTGCTAACCGTCACCATTGGCTGGCTCGGATCACGAGCGGGCCGGGGTACTCGGCAGCGTCGTCGCTGCTCTGAAGCGCGTCGATCGCCTGCTGGTACAGAGCGCCCCAGGTCCCGACCCGCTGGTCATCGCCCAAAAAGGGCGCCGAATGCACAAGCGAGCCATAGAGATAGACGCCCCGACTGGTCAGCAGCACCGCCGTTGCCGTGGTCGCGGGGGTCAGTGCCGGGATCTTGGCGTAATAGCGCACGGTCACGGTGCCGCTGGTCTGGGTGGGTGATACCACCAGCGTGTTGCCGTCCACGCTCCAGAGGTCCGCCGTATCGCCGACATAGTCGAGCGAATGGGTGACACATTCAGCCGGCGTGCCGAAGCGCAGATCGTCGTATCCAGACAGACCGACCGATTTGACGGCTAGGCAGTCTTCCGGCAGGGTGCCGCCGGCAGCGCTGATCGTCGTGGTGGTCAGCATGCTTCGAAGCCTGAGCTTCTGGTTCATGTCCGCTTCGCACAGCCGCAGGAACGACGGGATCACAGCCGTCAGATCATCCCGGTTCAGCCATGTGGCGATGTCGGTCAGAAGCTCGGCATAGGTGGTATCGACGGTGCCGGGATCAGCCCACGAAAGGCCGGATTGTCCCCATACGGCTGCCATGGCTCGCGCGCCCTTACGTGTACTGGTTGATCGAGGTCGCCAGCATGTAAGTCCCGTCGTAAACGAAAGTGATCACATGCGTTTTATTGCTGGTCGCCGTCAGCGGCAGGGTGGTGCCCGGAAACTTATAGCCAGCGGAAAAATTCACCGTCCGGCCGCCCGTCGCGTCTTCCTTGGCGATCAGAAAGTACTTTCGGCCGCGGACGAGATTGGTCGGCGTCGCCATGCTCGTATTGCCCGTCAGCGCGACGTAGGCCCCTTCCGTTTCCCCAGCGTCCCAGTTCGTCGTGGCGCCATAGGTCAGCGTCGTGATGCCCTGACCGGGGCTTTGCCGGTCGGCGACTATCGCCACCGTCTCTTCAAGCAGCGATGACAGGCTGTCCCACGGATTTACAAGAACATCGTCCGTGATGTAAATAAACCGCACGTAACGCAGCAGCTTTCGAATGAAATACGTGTCGAGCGGAGCACTGGCTCCGTAGATCAACGCCGCGCGGAGCGTCGGGGAATAGTCAACATGCCCGTCAACATAATTGCCCGACATTTCCGTTTCCATGGTCGCGGTGTCGGCCCAGGTGACGCCCTCATGCACAATCATTACGTCGCAAGTTCTGGTCGAGAAATTCGCCCCGACAGAATTTGCGCCTGGGTTGCCCACGACTGGGTACAGATTGCGCGCGTGGCAGTAATTCGTGTATTCCGCGTAGAGGGCGATATAGGATGCTGTTGCGTCGTTCGTTTGTTCGTCCAGAAATATGCCGTTTACTTTGGCGTCGGAGTACAGCGTGTGCCACTGGTCGATGTCGGCCTTGACCTGCGCTTCCGTGCGAAAAGATGGCTGCGTACCCGCATAGGTTGTGGACACGTACCCGAGAACTTTCGCCCCCGCAGCCTTCAATACCTTTATCCAGGCTGCGTAATTGCCGTCCCAAACTGTGCCTGGGCCGCTCTCCGGGTTGAGCGCCACAAGAAAAGGCACGTCTTTGTTCTTGCGGATCAGGCTCAGCAGCCGGGCGCAGGTCGGGTCCGAATATGGATTATTTGGATAAAAATATGCTGGTAAAATTATCCCAGCGTTGCCCGACGTGATCTTGGTCGCCTCGCCGGATGGCAGGATCGGTGCTGTGTCGCAGCCGATCGCCGCCGATGACAGCTTCAGCTTCGACGCCGTCCCTTCGCCGTCCTCGATCGCGGTCAGCGTTGTGTTGATGCCTGCGTTGGAATTCGAAACTTGGAGAAGGTCTTTATAAGTGTCGGCCAGATCCCTGCCGGTTAAGCTTGCCATATCGTGTCTCCGGTCAGGACGTGAGCATTTGAAGGACGGCGTTCGGCAGTCTGCGGTCATAGACTTTCAGCCTGCGCAAATGCGTGCGGCCCTGCGTCGCCGCCGAAGTGGCGCCCAGACGCAGGAGCGTCAGTCCGGTCGGGACGGTAACGACGGTATCCGCCGTGCCGAGCGTGCCGCCGAACGCGGCTTGCGCGTCATTGGTCGCCCAGGCCCCCGCGATCTTGGTCACGGTGTTGGCTGTCAGCCAGCTTGTGCGGGAAATCACCGCCTGTGTCGCGGCCCCCGCCACCACCTGAAAGTTGGTGCTCGTGGTGCCCGACCCGAACAGGAAGATCCGGTTGTTGCCGGTGCCGTCGTCAAACTGATAGACCGTCGAATTGATCGAGCCGAACAGGTCCGGGAAGCCGAACTCGACCAGCACCGTGCCTGTCGCCGTGTTGAGCCACGACCCCAGCGGCTGGATCGTGACGGTATCGGCGTTGCGGGTGGCGGTGGCAAAGCTGCTGCTGTCTGCGGCTCTGGCGACAGCCGCCGTCGTGGTCGGGATGTAACTCGACATCGCCGAGTTGATCTCGATCTGCGGTCCAAAGACGCTCATCGTCTTGCTGCCGGTGTCGGAAGTGACGTTGTCGGCGCTAGACATCCTGATCAGTTGGGTGAAGGTAGTCGCGGTACTGAGCACTCCGCTGACGCTGCACCGGAACCACCCCCCGCCAACGTCCTGGATGGCCGAGGCTCCCAGGGTCGCCCCGCCTGCCATGGTCACGGTTCCGAGAGCCCCCGTTGTCAGATTAAACCAGCCAACGACCGAGTAGGTCGGGGTGGTCGCGTCGCACAGGAAAAACCGCAACCAGTTGCAGGTCCCGGCCTTGGCATAGATGCTTGCCGTCACCGCTTGGCCGGATGTCATCGCCCCGACGACGCCAACCAGCGGGCTGGCACCGTAGGTCTGCGTGCCGCTGGCACTCTCGGTCAGCAGGATGCCGTTGGTCGTGCCGTCCGGGGCTGTCTGGCCGGTCGCTATCGTCGTGGCGGCCCCCTGCCAGTAGGTGCCGCCGGTCATCGTCCCCGGCATCTGGTTGGTCACGCCGAGTTCGTAGATCGGGCCGGTCGGGACCCAACTGGAGCCGTTGTACCGATGGCTATGGCGCGCCTGACCCGACGCTGCCGTCTGCAAAACGCCCGAACTGTCATGGTACGAAGCGACGCTGGCGCGCGCGGTCCAGGTCGGCGGGGTGGCGGTATACGAGGTCGGGAAGGTGCCCAATTCCGCCTGCGCCCCCCAGACATAGAGAGTGCCGGTGGTGGCGGCGCTGCCCCCGGCCATGGCCGGGAAGATCCGGCACGTCATACTGGTATTCCCAGTATTGTTGTTCTGTATCCGGCACCACAACCGGAACCAGCCGTTGCCGACTTCGGTAAACCCGCCGTCCGCTGCCGTGGCCGCTCCCTGCCCGCCGGTGCCGGTCATCACAACCGTTTTGGTCGAGAACGTGAACTGTGCTGCTATGCCGGAGCCGAGCGGGGTGCCGCCCCCGATCATGTAGGCCCGGAGGTGGCACACGTCCGACGTGCCCGCCTTGACGTAGAGGCTCCACACATAGTAGTTGGTGTCGGCCCCGCCGACCGTAACGCCAAAATCGGTATACTGGGCGACCGTGGTGCTCAGGTCTTCGAGCAGGGTCGCGGACCACGTGCCGTCCGGTGCCAGTGCCGCGTACGGCGTCTTCGAGTTGACGTTGGCGAAGCCCCAGCCGGTATAGTGTACATGGACGCTGTTGGTGATCAGGTTGGTCCTGGCTTCCTCGATCAGCAAGCCCTTGGCTTCCAGCGTCAGCGGGTCGTGATCGAAACGGGCGCCATAGTAGGCCGCAGAGGTCGGGGATGCGGCGACGGTGACGCTGTATGGGTCCAGGGAGCCGCTGCTGCCGATCATCAGCCCCCATTGAAGGACGCCATCGGTGCCGTTCGGGGTCCATGTAACGCCCCGCGCGCTGTTTGACGCCGGAATGATGTTGACCGCCATGCGGGACGAGCCGCTGGTGGCGAAGGCGGTAACGCTGGCGTAGATGCGGTACCAGCCGCCGCCGACGTCAACGATGCCGCGCCCGGTTACGGTCGAGGTGCCGGCGGTGAACGCTGTTTCCGTGCCGCTGGACAGGTCGAAGTTTACGGCAAAGGTGCCGAAGGTGGCGGAGGTGCCGATGATCTGAACATACGGATAGCCGGAATTCTTGCAGTAGCTGGAGAAGGTATAGGTCGTGCCGGAAACGATGCTTGCGGGGTTTTGCTGAAGCTCGACAAACGCGATACCGGGAGATGCCGCTGGTACGACCCGGTCGGCATCGGTCAGCCCCGCCGGACTTGTCGCGTAGTTCGCGGTCACCGCGCAGTTGTTTTTGGTGAAGGCAGCGTTATCAAGCTGCTCGCTGAAGCCCAGTAGGTTCTTGGCGCTGGTCGGCAAATAGGCGCGCAGCGCCGTGTGGGTCTCGGTCTGCATCCCCCAGAGGTATACGGTGTTGCCGGTCTGGCCGCCGTCGCCGTTGGCGTTCGCGGGTCCCACACCGATGTTCAGGGCGGTGACGCTGGACGTCGAGATGATCACCGACACCCGCCACCAGCCGCTTCCGGCGTCAGTCGCGGTTGGGCTGGAGAGGATGAGGTTTGTGGTGCTGGTCGTCGTGCCGACAGCCCCCGTTGAGGCGTTGAACCACTGGGACGCCACCTCGGCGCCAGTCTGGACCCGCAGGCGCATGAACGTGTTGCCCCCGCCGCCCCCCGCCTTGGCGTAGATCGCGACGACGACCCTCGCCCCGCTCACGATGGTGACGTTCTGAGAGGCATAAGCCGACGCACTGGTCGCGGTGATCAAGTCGCCTGTAATGGTGCCCGCCAGCGGTTCGGCGATGACGTTGCCGGTGGCGGTGCAGTTGGTCTTCGTCCATGCCGAATTTTCGAAATCCTGTGAATTGGTCACAAGATTGTGGGCAGCCGTCGTGTAGACCCCCGTCGTGTCATAGCGGTACGCCATGCCGCTTCGACTGTAGGTGATCCGGCTGTCCAGGGTGGC